CATCAATGATGGTGCTACTACCCCTGTCGCCCACACGTTCTCGCCGGTAAAAATCGACGGTGACGTGGCTACTTGGGCTGATCGCTCCTCGGGTGTCCCCAGCAAATACATCGTGCTGACGGCCTCGAATCGCGATCCGTCCAATGGCAACGGGCAGGTGAACCGTGAACAGTTTTCTATCTCGTTCCCGGTTGTTGCTGATGGAAGCGACCCCTCGGTGAAGGCTGGTACCCTGCTTCGGACCTTGCGGTTCGAAGGGACCATCCTCCTCCCGGTGTCGTCGACGCTTCAGGAACGCAAAGACCTCTACGCGTTTATCAAGAATTTCCTGGCGACTGCAGCCGTGCAGTCCATGGTCCAGGATCTTGAACACGTCTACTAGTGGCTTCTGTCACTAGTCGGAGGCGGCCTATCAGAGCCGTCCCTGCCGTGTCACGTGATATGTCTCCCACCTTGCACCTTAACAACGTGCTTGGCGGTGGTTCCTATTACCTAGTGAGGTTTACCTTATGGGTACGAAGCGTCCTTGCCCTTCTAGGGGCATGTACCGTCACAATGAGTGTATCGCAACCAACGGCGCTGTTGGGCTTTTTAAAGCCCTCGGCACCGATCTCGGCCGAAAAGCCGCTGGTCTTCTCGAACGAGGAGACTTTGCGACTCTATTGCAACTCAACGTCGATGCATTGACGTATGACTGCCCGGATTCCTTTCGGGATGACTATTTTGTCTGTGAACACCTCTCAAAGTTTCCGAACTTTGACGTGGGCATCGACCGAGTGGCTGTCGCGTTGGAGAAATTCCGGAAATCCGAGACGGACTGTCTGCATGCTAACCATCGCATTAGGTCAAGCTTCGGCACAGCATCAACAACTGTGTCGTGCGCGTCGCTTATGTATACGGCGCGTAGAAAAATAGCTCGACTACTCGGCCCCTTCTCTTGGGACGAGGCAGAACAGCACTTTGGGTTCGGTCCGGGCTCTACAACGAGCTTGAAGCGGATTCACGGTGATGCCTACTACAAATTCGGGGCTTCTAAGCCTCATGTGACAAAGGAATGCTTGGCGCTCGGATATACGGCGATTCGTCGTGTACCAAGATGGTTTTCTCGTCTTGCCGGTTTCCCCGGAGAGCTATCAGAAGAACAGTTTAAAGAACTGTCTGACAGGGTTCGCCCCGAAGACATACTGACAATTGTTCCTGGTAACCAAGTTATCACAGTACCGAAGAACGCAAAGACCGATCGTGTGATTGCCAAAGAACCCGATATGAACATGTACGTTCAGAAGGGTATCGGCGGAGTCATACGTCGTCGGCTCAAGCGGGTAGGGGTTGATCTAGACGATCAGTCTCTAAACCAGCGGCTGGCCCTTGAAGGGTCAATTACTGGTCAACTCGCAACAGTCGATTTGTCTGCAGCTAGCGACTCAGTGGCTTTAGAGCTGTGTCGCGAACTGCTCCCTCCTGACTGGATGACGGCAATTGAGACCTGCCGTTCTCCACAGGGCGTTCTCCCTTCTGGTGATATTGTTGTGTACCAGAAGGTGTCTTCGATGGGAAATGGGTTCACGTTTGAGCTTGAGGCCCTGATATTTTGGGCTTTAATCCACGCGGTCCTAGACTACCATTCGACGATCGAACGTCGCGTAGCTGTTTACGGAGATGATCTGATCTTTTCCGTAGATATGTACGAGCCTGTTGTTGACCTCCTATCTTTTTGCGGGTTTACCGTGAACGAGAAAAAGAGTTTCGCTACGGGTAAGTTCCGCGAGTCGTGTGGAAAACACTACTTCGCGGGCCGTGACGTCACGCCCTTCTACTGCCGCGAGGCAGTCGATACTCCGGAACGCTTGATTTGGTATGCGAACTCGATCCGCCGGTGGGCCCGTTGGTCCACCAGTTATGGTCTTGACGCACGCCTGCAAGCAGCCTACCTCAACGCCGTGTCTTTGCTGCCGAAATTTTGGCAGAAGCCACGTATCCCAGATTCTCTGGGAGATATTGCGTTGTTTGGCGACTTCGATGAAGTTCGCCCTCGTCGTGCCCGTTCTGGGCACGAAGGGTGGGTTGGCCTTGGTGTTGCCCGCAAGGGCTTCACGTTCCTCCCGGAAGACGTCCCTACCCTCTTAAAAGCCCTTTATGAGCTTGAAAAGAGAAAGGACGTGAGCGGTGACTCTCCGTTCGGCGTTCCATTGCCAAAGCGGAGTGTCGCGTGGCGGGTCGTAAGACCTGTCACTGAGCTGTGGGAAAGCTTCGGTCCGTGGGCTTGATGCCTACGGCTCCTTGGGAGTCTTAGTTACAGACTTCCTGGGGATGCGCCCTGACATAGGGTCCGAAGTCCTTTCTTCCCCCGAAACCCTTGGGGGATGGAGGGTGGGCCATTGGCCCACCGTTGAGACGAT